CCTGGACGGCATCGATACCACCTCGACCACGATGTTCCCGACTGGCTCGGGCGTGGGTTCGGTGTCGGAAATCACCGGCTTCACCCAGATCACCCAGATCATGGACTTCCAGACCTCGGGCGGCGATCAGCAGTTCACCAACTACTCGTTCCTCGAGCAGGACTTCGAGTCGCAGATCCCGACCACCACGAGCGCGATGAGCATCACCATCAGCATCGCCGACGACCCGTCGCTGCCGGGCTACCAAGCGCTGCAAGCCGCGTCGGACGCACGCGCTGTCCGCGCCATCAAGCTGCAGCTGCCGGACGGCTCTTTCATCATGTACCAGGGCTACGTGTCGTTCAACTCGACCCCGACCCTGTCGAAGGGCCAGGTCATGCAGGTCAAGGCAACCGTCTCGCTGCAGGGTAAGCCGGTCCGCTACGCGTCGTAATCAGTGTTGCCAGACCGGTGCTTAACCAAGCTCGGCGCCGGTCTTTTCCAGCCCGCAGGGTAGCTCCTTGCGGGTCTTTTTATCTCCCTCCGAAAGAAGAACACCATGGCAAAAATCATCCTGGGCAAGCGCCCGAAGTCGTTCAAACGTACGGTTTCCTTCCCGATGCCTGGCGAAGCGGCCGGCACGATCGAGGTCGAATTCAAGTATCGCACCCGTATCGAGTATGCGAAGTTCTCGGACGAGTTTCAGGCCAAAGTGAAGGCCGAAGGCGAGAAAGCTGTTGCACGCGTGACCGAGGCCATCGAGAAGGACGAGGCGCCGAAGCCGATGACTGAGGCTGAGATCACCGGCCAGCAAAACGCGTTGTCTGTCGCCTACCTAATGGGCGCGATCGAAGGCTGGAATCTCGACGAGGAATTCAGCGAGGCTGCGGTCGCACAGCTGGTCGACGAACTGCCGGCCGCTGCGAAGGCGATCGCCGACGACTACCGCGCCGCCCTCAGCGAAGGCCGCCTGGGAAACTGAGGGCCGTCGCTCAAGCGATGTAGGAGCGACCCGCGACTGACGCTGAGCTAGATGCCTTCGGCTTCTCTGCAAGCGATTACGAGCACGAGCAGGTAGAGGTTTGGCCGGAAAACTGGCAGGCCTTCGACTTGTTTCGTGCCCTGTCGACTCAGTGGCGCGTCGGTATGGCGGGTCCTACGGGGCTCGACTACAACACCCTGTTTCACAAGATGGACCGGATGCGCCTTGAGCCCGACGAGTACGACGAGCTCGAGGCGGATATCCGGACGATGGAATTCGCCGCTCTGGGAGCGATGAACACGAAGGAATGACATGACCGAAGAGCGCCGCGTACAGCTTGTTGCCGAGGTAGACACTACCCGGACCCGTGCTGGATTCCAGGAAATCGGGCAGCAGGCCGGCCAAATGGCGCAGCAGGTCACCCAGGCCGGCGAGCGTGCCGAACGGGCGGTTTCTGGTGTTGGCTCGGGCGCCGCTACGTCTGCGCGCAACGTAGATGCGGCGAGCCGCGGCATCATCAGCTCCATCCAGCGCACGACCGTCGCTATGGAGGCCGGCGGTCGTGCGACTTCGCAGTATTACGAGCTGCTGGCCCGCCAGCGTGGCATCGACCCCTCGACGCTATCGCCGTACCTGAACGCGCTGCGCAACGTCGAGCAGGCGCAGACGCGGACCGGTGCGTCAACCGCCCAGGTCGCAAACGCCATGCGCATGGTGCCAGCCCAGTTGTCTGATATCGCCGTCCAGCTCGCGGGCGGCCAATCGCCGTTTATGGTGCTGATGCAGCAGGGCTCGCAGCTGCGCGACTCGTTCGGCAGCGTCCCGGCGACTCTCCGCGGCGTCGGCCAATCGCTGCTTGGCCTCGTCAATCCGTACACTGTCGCCGCTGCGGCCGCCGGTGCGCTCGCCTATGCATATAACGAGGGTTCGAAAGAGGCCGACGGCTATAACCGGGCGATCATCATGTCTGGCAATGCTGCCGGCGTGAGCACGAACCAGCTAGCGAACTACGCCGCGCAGATCAGCAAGACCGTTGGCACCCAAGCTCAAGCCGCCCAGGCGCTCGCCGCATTGACCAGCACCGGTGAAGTCGGTGCTGAAAACCTTCAGCGCTTCGGTACCGTTGCCGTCCAGGTGCAGAAGTACGTCGGCCGCAGCATCGACGAGACCGTCAAGGATTTCGCCGAGCTCGGCAAGTCGCCGGTCGAAGCCAGCCTGAAACTGAGCGAGTCGTATCACTACCTGACCGCTGCGACCTATGAGCAGGTCAAAGCGCTCCAAGACCAGGGCAAGACGGAAGAGGCAGCCGAGGTCGCTCAGAAGGCCTACGCTGATGCGTTCGCCGATCGCGCGGCGAAGATGAAAGATAGCCTCGGGAGCATTGAGCGCGCCTGGATGGGCGCAAAAGACAGTGCTGCCCAAGCATGGGACATGTTCCTCGGTGTGGGTCGTAAAAAGAGCTCGGCACAGGCATTGGCCGAAATCCAGGCCCAGATCGCGCTGGCGAAAGCCCCGCCAATTACTCAGGGCGGCGACCGGGGCGATAACGCCGCGATGCGCCAAGCCGCTGCAGCATCGAACCTGCCCGAGCTGCTTCGCAAGGAAAAGGAAGCGCAATACCAGGTCGACAAAGAGGCCTGGGAGGCTCAACAAGCCGGCATCACCGAGCAGCTTAGAAAGGCTAGTCTCGAGTGGGACAAGGTCATGGAAGGCACCATGTCCAAGGCCGACCGGCTGAAGCTCGCGCTGAAGAAGGTGCAAGAGCAGGGCGAGGCAGCTGGCGCTTCGGACAAGGCGATCCAAACGGCCAAGAACAAGGTGGTGCAGGAATACGCATCGCTGGACAATCCGGCCCTGGCAGCACTTGAGGGTGAAAGCCGTCGCCAGAAGGAGATCCTTGCCGGGCAGCTGAGCGACCTGGACAGCAACTACAAGCAGCGAATCGTCTCGGAATCTCAGTACATCGAGCAGAAGCGCGACCTCCAGCTGCAGGAAAACAAGCTCGAGATCGACCTGGCGACGAAGCGCGCGCAAATCGATAAGGGCAAGGAAGACCAGTCGGCCTACAAGAAGGACCTTGCCGACCTGGCAGTGCTTGCCCAGCAGCGGCTGAACATCGCCAATGGTGCTACGGCTGCAATGGCAAATGCCGATGCAGCTCGCAAGACGGCGCTCGACAATCTGGTAGGCGGCTGGGACCGTGCTATTGCCGCCGAGACTGACGCCATTCAGCAGGAAGTAAGTCTGTTTGGGCAGTCCGACCAGGCGCGAGCCATCGCGATTGCCCAGATCAAGCTAGAAACCGATGCACGCAAGTTCGTCGCGGATCAAGCGAAAGACGGCCACGCCCTTAGTGCGCAAGAGATCGCGGACCTCAACGCCAAGACGGACGCTCGCAAGCGCGAACTGGCGGCAACCCTGAACCAGAAGGCGGCGATTGCCGGCGCCCAGCGCCTGCTTGATGAAAACCGCAAGTTCTCTGTCGATTACATTGCCGATGCCGACGAGCGTGCGCGTCGCGTGCTCGAAATCGATGCACGCCAGTGGCAAGAACTAATCGCCAACACTGAGGCAGGGTCGGAAGCGCGGCAAAAGCTGATCGAGCAGTTCGATCAGTGGTACGCGAATCGGCAGATGACGCCGGTGCTGGACCGCTGGAAAGGCGTGATCAACGACCTGGACTACAACTTCCAGGAGGGCTTCCGAGACATGCTGACGAACGGCCAGAACGCATGGTCGTCGTTTGCGAAGTCGATCGGTAACACGCTCAAGACCTCGCTGGCAGATGCGCTCTACCAGACCTTTATTAAGAAGTATGTGGTGCAGATTGTGGCCGGCTTTGCTGGTGCTATCTCTGGCCCAGCAGTCGCAAGTGTGTTAAGCGGAGATGGCTCATCTGCTGCTTCAGTGGGTGGCAACGGGGCCATCGGCGCCGCACAAGCTGCATCGAACGTCTATAAGCTGATCTCAGGAAGTCTGAACGACATCCCTGATCTTATCGCTGGTGACGTTCAAAAGGGCATGACGGGGATGGGGTACAACCCCTATGCGTCTCAAGGATATGCCACTGCGGGCGGACAGGCTCTCAGCCCGACCGCGTACTACGCCGGCGAGATTGGTGGCACGCTCGTTGGCTACGGAATCGGCTCAACGCTTAATTCTGCGATCTCCGGCAAGTACGAGACCGGCTCGGGCGTCATGACGGCGGAGAAGATCGGTACCGCTGTGGCGAGTGCGATCTTTGGCCCGGTCGGCGGCGCCGTCGCCGGTGCGATCAGCGGCGGGATCAACCGCCTGTTCGGAATGGGGCCGACCGAGGTTCAGTCACAAGGGTTGCGCGGCACGCTGTCGGCATCGAGCCTGTCGGGCA